TTTTTTGGTGCAATAAATGAATCTATTGTTCTAAATGCCTATGCACAAGCGACAGGTTGGTTTATCATTAACGATGATCAAACTGCAAATTGGACACCAATCAATACACAAACGCCCCAAATTTGGACTCAGATAGGCTCATAAATGTCAACATACACAACGTCTGGTTTATATATTGAGTTAATAGGTACTGGTGAAGCAACTGGTACATGGGGTGCTTCCACCAACAATAACTTCCAATATGTTTTTGAAGAAGCAATTATTGGTCGTGCAACTGTTGCTTTTACTGATGCTGACGTTACCCTTACCCCAGTATCTTCAACAACCAATCAAACTTTCCGCAATGTTTATTTAAATTGCACGGGAACCAATACCGCTACTCGTAGCCTGATTGTTCCAAACATTTACAAAAACTACATTATTGAGAACAACCTCAGTAGTGCGACAAGCATTTTGGTTAAGACTTCAGCGGGAACAGGCATCACCGTTCCTAATGGTTTTAAATGCGCTGTATATGTAGATTCCACTAACGTGGTTCAAGCATCAAATTACTTCCCAGTTGCAACTGTTGGAACCTTAACCCTGACCAATGCTTTAACAACAGCAAATGGTGGAACAGGTTTAAACAGTTTTACTGCTGGAGATTTGCCTTACTATGCATCAGGTACTGCTTTATCCAAGTTAGGTATTGGTACAAATGGCTATGTTTTAACATCAACTGGCTCTGCTCCAACTTGGACTGCAACTTCGGCTTTGTCAGTAGCAAATTTAATTGGCGGGTCAACAGGATCGGTTGTTTATCAATCTAACGTTAATACAACTGCTTTCTTAAACATTGCAAGTGCAAACTACGTATTAACGGTAAACTCTGGGGGAACGGCTCCTCAATGGTCAGCAGGTTTAAACGTCCCTGCCGATTCTATCTTTGCATCAACAGGTGCTTTGACCATTTCAAAAGGAACAACTGCTCAACGCCCTGCAAGTCCTACATCTGCAATGTTAAGGTTCAATACCAGTACAACTACATTTGAGGGATACAACGGTAGTGCTTGGGGTGGAATTGGAGGAGCGGCGGCAGATAATTGCATCAACACCAACTTCACAACCATTTCAAATAATTATGCTTTCAGTGCTGGATATTGTGGAGAAAGTGTCGGACCTATCACAATTGCTTCTGGTGTGTCCGTAACTGTTCCCGCCGATTCTAGGTGGGTCATTCTTTAAAGGATAAAAAATGGGATCAGTAGTCTTAGCAGGAGCCACATCAGGCTCCACCACAATAACTCCAACAGATGCTGTTACAACAACGGTAACTCTGCCTTCAACAGGTGGCACTTTACAAACATCAGGAGCAGGGTTCACAACGAATGGCGTAGCATACGCTACAAGTACAAGTGCTTTGGCTACTGGGTCTGCATTACAGTTTGATGGTAGCAATTTAGGATTAGGAGTTGCTTCACCAGCATGGGGTAGCCCTTTTTCTGGTTATGCAATAACTCTTGGTGCTTATGGTGCTATTGCACAAGCATCTACTGGTTCTATAAGTGTTGCAGAAAATTCATACTACAACGGAACAAATTGGATTTATAGAAATACAGGAGATAACGCTTTACGATATGTTCAAGGTTCTGGGGCGCACAGATGGGAATATGCCGCATCTGGTACTGCTGGAAACACAGTAACATTTACTGAAGCCATGCGTATCGACTCTTCTGGTAACTTAGGATTAGGAGTTACTCCTAGTGCTTTTGGTAGTGGAATTAAAGCAATTCAAGTGGGAGTAACAAGTTCATTAGCTAATACAGCGGGTGGATATACTTTCTTAGCAGACAATTGGTATTACAATGGTGGAGATAAATATATTACAACGGGTACTTCGGCTATCTTCGCTGTAAATAGAGCATTAGGTGGTTTTTATTGGTACACAGCCCCATCAGGAACAGCAGGTAACGCTATATCCTTTACCCAAGCAATGACACTAGATAATAGTGGTCAATTATTAGTTGGTTTAACAAGCGCTTACAATACAAGTTGTTTCCAAGGTTATCAAACATCAGCTGGTAATTGGGTATTAGCGGCTAAATCAACTGCTAGTGCAGGTAACACATATTTCATTACATTCGTTACTTCTGAAGGAACTCAAAGAGGTTATATTTATTACAATGGCTCATCAACAGTTTACAGTACATCTTCAGATAAAAGATTAAAGAAAAACATTGTTGATGCACCAAGTGCAGTTTCAGATGTTTTAGCCATCAAAATTAGGTCATTTGATTGGAAAGAAACAGACAATCATCAAAAGTATGGGGTTGTCGCACAAGAATTACAATCCATAGCACCAGAAGCAATTTCAACACCTCCAGAAAAAGATGGAATGTTAGGCGTAGATTACAGCAAGCTAGTCCCAATGATGATTAAATCCATCCAAGAACAACAAACAATCATACAATCACTAACAGAGCGTATAACTGCTCTTGAAGGGAAATAAACATGGCTAGTATTATCAATGCCGCAACTTCTGGGGGGCTAATTTCCACAGGTGACACAAGTGGTCAGTTGCAATTACAGACAGCAGGGACAACTGCTCTCACGGTGACTTCTGCTCAAAATGTAGGTATAGGTACAACTAGTCCTAGTTATATATTAGACGTAAACAGTTCTACCACAACTATTGCTCGTTTTTCTAGAACATCTAACGCTTCTGCTTATGTCACAAGTGGAGGAACTGAAGTTTATTTTTCAGCAGATACAAACGGAAATACAGGCTACGGAGCAGATGCCACAAATACTCGTTTGGTATTTTGGACAAATAGCGCAGAAAGAATGCGTCTTGATGGCTCTGGTAACTTGGGTATTGGAACAACAAGTCCTGCAAGTGGTAGTGGTGGTGGTTTATCGCTTGGAACAACATCATCAGGTAAATCGCTTCACTTATATTCTTCTGCGTATTCAAGTAATGGACTAGTAAACTTTTATGGTACAGATGGTGCTAATAAATTACAAATAGGTACTGCTTCTGGTACTGCTAGTTTTATATATAGTAATGTTGCCAACCTTTTATTTGGCACTAATGGTTCAGAAACCATGCGTATAGACACTAGTGGTACGCTACTTGTAGGTTGTACAGGTGGAGGTGCTTCTGGTAACGAGTTAGTTTTGTATGGTGGCGGTACAGATATTCAAAAAATATATAGCACACTAGCGTCTTCATCTAGTTATACATTAGTTTCAATGTGGAGTGGTGCTACTACTCCATCTGCTCCAACAGGAACTTTGCGTGTAAACATTTTAACAAATGGCGGTATTGCAAATTATCAAGCCAACAATTCTAATTTGTCTGACCAACGTGAAAAGAAAGACATTGAACTTGCGCCTAATTATTTAGACAAAATTTGCCAAATTCCTGTTAAAACATTTTTGTTTAATGACCAAACTGATACAGAATTAAATCTTGGTCTTATTGCACAAGATGTTCAAGCCATTGCTCCTGAGTTGGTAACAGAATCAAATTGGGGAACTAAAGAAGAACCCAAAATGCGTTTATCTATTTATCAAACCGACTTGCAATATGCTTTGATGAAGTGTATTCAAGAATTGTCAGCAGAACTCAATGCACTTAAATTAAAGGTTGGAGGATAAGATGTCTACAGTTATCAATGGGTCTTCACCTAGCATCACATTTTCCGATGGGACAACGCAGACAACTGCGGCAAACATAACATCACCCTACACAGCAAATGGAGTAGTGTATGCGTCTAGTACAAGTGCTTTGGCTACTGGGTCTAATTTAAAATTTGATGGGAGTAATTTAGGCGTTGGAATGACTCCTGTTTATGTGCTAGATGTTACGGGTGGAAATGGTAATGCAATTAGATTTAATGATTCTTCTAATAGCGTTCAAGTCGCTATGGGTGCTTATAACAGTACAGGATTTTTTGGAACACTAAATAATTTTCCACAACTTTTTTATGCTAATGGTGGAGAAAAAATGCGCCTCACAAGCGCAGGCTATCTAGGTATAGGTACAAGTAGTCCTCCTCAATTACTTTCTGTACAAGGAAGTTCAAATCCTGCAATCAATGTTAGAAATACTAGCAGTACCATAGATGCTAATTTTTATGTTACATCTACTGAAACAACTATTGGCAATAGTAATAGTTATCCTTTTACTTTTACTACTAACAACACAGAACGGATGCGTATAGATTCTAGTGGTAATGTCTTAGTAAATTCTGCGACATTACCAACGGCATTAAACACTAATATTAGAAGTGTTTATGTTAAAGGCTCAAGTAATGGTGTTGTTGTTGCGTCAAGTAGTGATGGTGCGTCTAGTGTAACTTTATATTCTGGTCAAAGTTCATCAGACAATCCTGCAATTGCTTTTCAAAATAGTCTTAGATTTGCAACTGCAACAGATGTTGGTATTGGCGGTTTTTCAGAACGGATGCGTATAGACTCTAGTGGTAATGTCCTCGTAGGAAAAACAAGTGCAAGTTTGACTTCTGGAAATGGCTTTATGGCTTATCCAGATGGAACAACAAGCATGGTTACATCAAATAGCACAAACTCTTGGGCAACTTTAAATCTTTATTCAACAGGTGCTAGTGCATATAGATTTTATGTTGGTGGTGGTGGAACTGTTTACGCTACATCTACAACCATTACCGCTATTTCAGACCAACGCCTTAAAGAAAACATTAGAGACTTGGATGAGGGTCTTGCAACTGTTTTGGCGTTAAAACCTCGCAAGTTTGATTGGAAAGAAGGTAAGGGCGCAAACATCAAAAATGCCCGTGGTTTTATTGCTCAAGAATTTGAAACAGTATTACCAGACATGATTGAGGAATGGCGTGACCCTGCACCTCAAGGTGAAGAACCTTATAAAGCAATTAACGCTAACTTGATTCCAACCCTTGTAAAAGCCATTCAGGAACTTAGCGCAGAACTTAACGCACTAAAAGCAAAGGTAGGTTAATGAAGACTTGCACAAAGTGTAATCAAGAAAAACCCTTTACGGAGTTTTACATTAGTAAGACCCATAAGGGTGGTTACCATTGTTATTGCAAGCCATGTGAATCTGAGCGTTCTAAAGCCAAAAATGCCATCAATCGTGAGCGTAGGTTGGCAAAGGCAAAAGAATGGCGTGAAAGCAATCCTAACAAGGCTAATGGTGCTATTAAGGCGTGGCAAGAGAGAAATAAAGAAAGATATGCAAAACTTATAGCAGATTGGGCAACAAACAATCGTGACAAAGTTAATGCCAAATGGATGCAACGAGAAGCAGGAAAGAAAAAAAGAACACCTCAATGGCTAACAGATGAGATGAAAAAGCAAATAGAGGTGGAGTATTCTCTAGCTAATTGGTGTTCAAATGTAATGAATGAATCGTATCATGTTGACCATATTGTGCCTTTACAAGGTAAAACAGTATCAGGACTTCATGTCCCTTGGAATTTGCAGGTCATCCCCGCAAAAGTTAATCAGCGTAAATCTAACAAATTAGGAGTTTAATATGTCAAATGCAAGCATCGTGTGGGATATAGATTGGATGAAGGCTAGTACTCAGACAATCAATGGTCATCAAGAAGTTGTCCTAGAATGTGGATGGCGTTGTACAGGAACAGAGGCAAATACTGCCACACCTCCTGTTGAATTCACCAATAGCATTTATGGAACTTGTACATTCCCAGAACCTGCTGAAGGCGGGTCTTTTACGCCCTATGCACAGTTAACACAATCTCAAGTGATTGGTTGGTGCTGGGCTAATGGCGTTGACCAAACCGCCACAGAGACTGCAATCAATGCAAACTTAGCGTCACAGATCAACCCTGCGACAATTCAACCCCCCCTTCCTTGGAGCAACTAATGGAAAAGATTACACTGCCTATCAACCTCATCAACGCCATCATGGGCTACTTGGGTAAACAACCCTATGACCAAGTGTTCCAATTGATTGCTGAAGTGCAGAAAGAGGCACAGGCACAGACTCCTCCCCCGCAGGAATAAGACATTGATCCATTCACACTTGTTGCCCTTGCATCCTCTGCGTTCAAACTCGTTAAACAATCATGCGAGATGTACAAAGAGGGGAGGCAATATGTCCTTGATGCAAAGGCTGAAGTTGAAGGTGTTGTTGGGGATTTAAAAGGTATCCAAGCGGATGCCAAAGGAGTTTGGGGTTTCTTAACGGGTCTTTTTGGTGGCAAGAAAGAAGCAATTCAACAAAAATCTGTTGAAAAGCCCGCTAAAAAGGTAAAGAAGAAGGCTCCTGAGTTTGATGAGAACCAGATTTACGCTCAAGTTGCGGATGCTTTGACCAAGTTCTTTCATGCCTACAACGGTTTGAAACACTACAAAGAAGAGCAAGAGACAACAGCCACTAAGGTGGGGGACGAGGAAGGACAAGACATTGCAATCAAGTTAGTTATTGCTGACTTGCAGATGGAAAAATTAAACGAGGAATTGAGAGAGTATATGGTGTACCACGTTCCTCCTGAGTTTAAGGATTTGTATAGCCGTGTAAACAAAATGCTTGGACATATTGCCAACCAACAGCAACTGGCACGAAAAGAGGAATCGGACAGAAAGAAGGCAGTGGCATGGCAACGAAGACAGGTTATAAACCGAATCAAACACAGGGCGGTAATCGGGGGAGTAACTACCCTAGTGATCCTGTGGGCGTGGATGATGATACTGACGATGATTCCTTCTTCGTCATCGTGATTGTGATTTTGTTGGCAGTCATTTTGTTTTTTATGCCAGTATTGATGTGGATGTACATGGATATTAGACAAACTGAGATAAAAGTGCAGAAATTAGTAAAGAAGTTGGAGAATAAATAATGGATTGGTTAAAGTCAATAGCACCCACGATAGCCACAGCAATGGGCGGTCCACTTGCGGGCATGGCAGTTGAAGCCATATCTAAGGCTATAGGCGTTGACCCTAGTGAAGTCCAAAACACCATCAATTCAGGTAAGTTATCTGCTGACCAGATAGCCTCAATCCAAACCGCAGAGTTAGCATTAAAAGCCAGAGCACAGGAAATGGGTTTGGACTTTGAGAAGTTGGCAGTAGCCGACCGTGCAAGCGCCCGTCAGATGCAGATGACCACGGGTAGTTTTATACCCCCTGCGCTGTCCGTTATGATTGTGTTGGCTTGGGCGGCAGTGCAGTTCTTCCTCTTGACCCATGTGATTGAGCCGACCATGCGAGAACTAATTGCCCGTGTACTGGGTACTTTAGACGGTGCATTGATGTTAGTCTTATCGTTCTATTTTGGTTCATCTTCAGGTTCACAAGCCAAAGATACGATGCTCCATCAATCGAGTCCAACAAAATGACCATACTAACAACCCACTTCACACTCGAAGAGTTAACAATTACGGATCATAGAGAATTTTTAAATGAACCTAACGAACTTGAAAAAGCAAATCTTATGCGCCTTGCAGTCTTTTTGGAGCAAGTTAAAACTGTTCTTGGCGGCAAGCCTATCATGGTTAATTCTGCGTTCAGATGCAAGCAAGTCAATGACGCTGTGGGAAGCAAAGATTCCAGCCAGCATCGTACTGGCAATGCTTGTGATTTTCGTGTGCCTAGCCTTACTCCTGATGAAGTCGTTAAACTGGTTATAGCCTCTGGTTTGGAGTATGACCAAGTCATAAGAGAGTTTGATCGTTGGACGCATATTTCTGTTCCAAATGAGCCTAATGGAACTGCAAGAAAACAAGCCTTAATTATTGACAAAAGTGGCACTAGACCTTACGCTTAATCATGCCGTTAAAGAAAATTATATTTAAATCAGGGGTTAATCGAGAAAATACTCGATATACAACTGAGGGCGGCTGGTATGAATGCGACAAAGTTCGTTTTCGTCAAGGAACGCCAGAAAAAGTAGGTGGTTGGTATCAACTTTCTACTGCTACCTTTCTTGGTGTATGCCGTGCGTTGTGGAACTGGATTACATTAGCCAGTTTAAACGTGGTGTCTGTAGGCACAAGTCTAAAGTTTTATATTGAAAGTGGTGGTGCTTATTACGATGCCAGCCCTCTTCGGTATACATCTGCCTCAACAACTTTAACGAATGCGTTTGCAACAACCAATTTATTAAAAACGGTAACGGTTACTTGGGCTGGTTCTAATCTTTATACAGGCGATGTAGTTAATATATTTGGATGTACCGTTGCCGTTGGCGGTATTCCTGCGGCTGATTTTAATAATCAATTTACAGTTACCAGAATTGGTACAAATACTTTTCAAATTACGGTCGCTGATGCGGCAACTTCTGGAACAACTGGAGGCGGTACAGTCTCCATTACCGTATTTAGATATACAGTTAGCCTTACCAATCCTTTTCAATGCTATTCTGGTTTATCAACCATTAAAGTAACTGCGGTTGCTCATGGATTGATTACCAATGATTTTGCCAACTTTACATCAACCAGTACATTTTATGGCGTAACTATTAATGGCTCATATAAAGTAACAGTATTGGATTTAGATAGTTATCAAATTACCGCATCGACAACTGCATCATCCAGTGCATCTTCACAAGGTGGAGCAGTTACTGTTCAATATCAAATTCCAAACGGACCTGAGATTGCTATACCTCTTTCTGGTTGGGGTTCTGGTGTTTGGGGTTCTGGTTCTTGGGGTAGCAGTGCTACAACCTCTCAAGACCTAAGACTTTGGTCACAGTCTAACTTTGGTGAAAACTTGGTGTTTGGACCACGTGGTGGAGGCATGTATTACTGGGTAGCCGCCAATGGTATTACCAGCATTGGGTTTGACATTGCAACCATTTATGGGGCTTCTGATGTTCCCGTTATTCAAAATTACATAGCCATTTCAGACACATCTCGGTTTGTATTTGCTTTTGGGTGCAATGATTACGGTTCAGCAACCCAAGACCCTATGTTAATTCGTTGGTCAGATCAAGAGTCCATCACAATGTGGACACCTAATGCAACCAATCAGGCGGGAAGTTTACGCCTTTCTCATGGTTCGCTTATTGTGACCGCCATGCAAGTTCGTCAAGAGATTTTGGTTTGGACGGATTCGACAGTTTATTCTCTTCAATATCTAGGTGTTCCAGCGGTTTGGGGTTCTCAATTGCTTGGAGATAACATCTCTATCATGGGGCAAAATGCCACGGCTTTGGCATCTGGCGTAGTTTATTGGATGGGAAGAGATAAGTTTTACCGTTACGATGGTAGCGTCAGCACTTTAAGTTGCGATCTTCGTCAATTTATTTATGGAAATATCAATCTTCTCCAAGCCTCTCAATTTTTTGCAAGTTCAAATGAAGGCTTTAACGAGGTTTGGTTTTTCTATTGCTCTGAAAACAGCACAGTTATTGACACCTATGTGGTGTACAACTATTTAGAACAAGTTTGGTACTATGGTTATCTTGGACGCACCGCATGGTTAGATACTGGATTACGTAACTATCCTATAGCCGCAACTTATGGCGGTGTTTCAAATGATTACAAAAGTAATCTTGTTTACCATGAATATGGCATAGATGATGTAACAACTTTGCCGCCTAAAGCAATTGATTCATATATTATTTCTTCCGAGTTTGATATTGATGATGGGCATAATTTTGGGTTTGTTTGGAGAATCCTTCCCGACTTAACATTCCGTGGGTCTAGTAGTAGTAACCCTAATGTAACCATGACTTTGTATCCATTACAAAACTCAGGTTCTGGCTATAACAACCCATTGTCAGAAGGCGGGAGTGCTTACGCTACAGTATCAAGACCTACTAACGTTACCGTGGAGCAATACACAGGAACAATATTTGTGCGGGTACGTGGCAGACAAATGGCGTTTAAAGTAGAAAATAACAACCTTGGCGACCAATGGCAACTTGGTGCTCCTCGTATTGACATTCGCAAAGATGGCAGACGAGGCAACACATGAAAATTCAAACTCCAGCAGTACCTAACTTACCGCTCCCAAAAGAAGAGTTCAGTAAACTATATTTAAATCAATTAACGAACGTTCTCCGTTTGTATTTTAATCAAGGAAATAGCACCCTATCTGGTCTTGTTGCCGAACTTCCGTCTAACTTGGTTTACACGGTCAGCACTCTTCCAAGCGCCAGCGCTTCTGGAACTGGGTATAGGGCGTTTGTAACTGATGCCACAGTAACAACTTTTGCCTCAACGGTTGCAGGAGGAGGAATTAATAAAGTTCCCGTCTATTCTGACGGAACCAATTGGAAAATTGGGTAATGATTGTGAATTCAAACCAAATGCTGGATAATATAAAGAACGGTTTTGAGGACATTCTATGACTGTAGACAGCAAGACAAAATTGTTAGACCCTGCGGAAATCATCCTTGACCATGCCAAGCAGACAAAGTCTAAATATACCAAAGACCAAATCTTGGCAAGTATCATGGCTGAGTCGCATGAGGCTGGCGCTATTCTTATGCGTCAAGGCAATACTTTGTTTATTGCACACCCAGCCAAAAACCGCACAGCAATGTTTCGTGCTTTAAACGCTGATACAGCCCAAAATTATTTAAAAAATAGCGTTCTTTTTGGAAAAGCAATGTACATGGCTGGCTACGATGTAATGGTTACAGAATTTGAAGATGCTAATTTAATGGGTATTTTTAAATATGTTTATAAACATCGT